CTCAAGGGTGTGGATCTGGCGTTCAACAATTTCTGCCGTGACCTGAAGCTGGGCGGCAAAAAGGTGTTCATCAACCAGTCCCTCGTGAACCGGGACGACAACGGCAATCTGTACACCCCGGACGATGTGGCGCAGCAGCTGTTCGTGACCATCGGCGACGGGGATATTGCGGATACGCCCATGATCACCGAACACAATCCCAGCCTCCGTTCCGAGGAAAACCGCGATGCGCTACAGGCACAGCTTGACTACCTGTCCTTCCGCTGCGGGTTCGGGACAAGGCATTATCTCTTCTCCGGCGTACAGGGCAAGGCGCAGCTGACCGCCACCCAGTACATGGGAGAGAGACAGGATATGCGCCAGAATCTGAGCAAGCATCAGCAGAACATGACCGCTTTCCTGCGTGCCGTGATCCGTCCGGTACTGTGGCTGGGCGAATTCGTTCTCGGCCTGCCCATGAACAGCATGTCCGCTGTACACATACGGTATGACGACAGCTATTTCGTGGATTCCGAATCCGAAAGAAGCCGGGATCTGCGGGAGGTGGAAGCGGGCCTTCTGACGCAGGAAGAATACAGACAAAAATGGCATATCGGTGCGTAAACCCGACGGATGCCCACGAAAAGGAGAATTTTGCACATGGATGAAACCAAAATGACAAACACCCCCGAAACCGAACTTCCCCCGGCGGAAGAAAAGGTGCCCACCGAAGCGGATACCCTGCGCGAGCAGATCCGTCAGATGGAAGAAAAACACACCGCCGACCTTGCCAGAATGCAGATCGAGCATGAAACCAAATATGCGCTGGCCCGCATGGGTGCGAAAAACCCTGCCCTTGCCGCCAAAGTGCTGGATATGTCCGCCATTACCTATGGGGAAGAGGGCATCTGCGGACTGAAGGAACAGCTTGACAAGCTCCGCATCAGTGATCCCTACCTGTTCCACAGCACCGCCGAGGGAGAGAAAACCGCCACCGGTCTTTCCCACGGCACACCCTTCGCCGATCCGGACAGCATGACCGATGCGGAATACTACCGCTTCGTCCGCCGTTTCTGATCCCAAACGTAATTTTTTAAAAGAAAAGGAGATTTTTTATGAATAGTTCTATTTTTTCCGCCAAGCAGATCGCCAGAGAAGCCCTGCCCAGACTGATGGACAACCTGGTGTTCCCCAACCTGATCTACAAGGATCTGGGCGACCACAACAGCGCAAAGAAGGGTGACACCGTTGTCATCCGCCGCCCCGTCAAGCTGGAAGCCAAGCATTTCTTCAACGACGAATCCATCGCTCCCCAGTCCGTTGTGGAAGACACCGTGGAAGTCAAGCTGGACACCATTGCCACCGTGGATGTGGAAGTATCCGCTCTGGAAAGTGCCTGCAGCTTTGACGATATGACCCGACTGTTTCTGGAACCTGCCGCCGCGGCTCTGGCACAGCAGATCAACAAGGACGGTCTGGCCATGTATGCTGCTGTTGCCAATGTGGCAGGTACCCCCGGTTCCACTCCCTCCGACCTGAGCGATTTCGCCGAAGCTTCCTATGTACTGGACAGCATGGGCGTACCCACCGAAGGCAGATGCGCCGTATGGAGTCCCCGTACCGCCTGTCAGCTGAAGCAGATCCCCGCCCTTCTGCACGCCGATCAGTGCGGTTCCTCCAAGGCTCTGCGCACCGGTTCCATCGGCAAGGTATTCGGCGTGGAAAACTACATGAGCCAGGCAGTCTGCCGCCACGAATCCGGTTCCCTGTCCGAAGTGACTGCCGACATTTCCGTCCGTTCCATTGTGGACAACATGATCACCCTGTCCTGCGATTCCGCTTCCGGCAAGAGTGTGCATCCCGGTGACATTCTGTCCTGCGCCTGCAAGGACGGCGTGACCCGCAATGTGGTCGTGGCGGACGATGTGTCCTTCTCCGGCAACACCCTCTCCCTGATGCTGTTTGAAATCCCGGATCTGGCTATTCTGGAAAGTACGGTTACCCTCATTCCCAGCCATGAAGCCAACCTGGTATTCCATCCCCATGCCTTTGCCTTCGTATCCCGTCCTCTGGCTACTCCCGCCGGTGTGGAATCCTACGTGACCACCCATAACGGCATCTCCCTCCGTGTGGTACGCGGCTACGACATCAACCGCAAGAAGGACATTCTCTCCATGGATGTGCTCTACAGCTTTATGCCCATCTATCCCGAGCTGGCTGTACGTTATCTGGGTTAATGGGTGACGCCGTGACGGATTATACGTATTACAAAAACGAATACGGCGGTGCGCTTTCCGAAGAGGATTTTGCAAAGTTCCGCAAGGCAGCACAGGCGGTGATCCATTGTCTTCTGCTGCCCCGTCACCCGGCGGATTATCCGCAGAAGGCCGATGCCATCCGCTGTGCCGTTTGTCTGCAGACGGACAAAACCGCCGGATGCTCTGACAGTGCGGGACTGGCTGCCGAAACCATCGGGGACTACCGTGCGGAATACCGTACCCCTGCCCTTACCGTTCTCGGCATGGAGGTCAGTCCCGAAGCCCTGATGGTTCTCTCCCACGCGGGACTGCTGAACCAATGGATCTGAGGTGAAATCATGAAAAGGAATCGGATCATTCTCAAGCATCTTTTCGGCTACGACAAAAACTTCGGCCCGGCTTACCGCATATTCACGGCGGATAAGGTCGTTCTGTTCACCGAATACGCCGCGTCGGAAAAGGGGCATCATCAGAGCCGTACCGTCGTCTATTTCTTCCCGCGGTTCAGTAAGCTGACAAACGCCTCCGGCCGTATCTGCGCTTTTTCCGATGCCGGATTTGTACCCGGAGACAGAATGTATCCGGACGAAAACGAACGGGATGGCTGGAAGATTCTGAAGATCACGCCCTTTCTTACCGGCAGTGACAGAGTGGAACACTATCGGCTGGAATGTGTGAAATAAGGAGGTTCTTATGGTACATTTCCGACTACATTTCTCGCCGGGGAGAACCATGACATCCCTCACAAACCGGGCGGAAAGTGCCGCTCAGGCCCTTCGTCAGGCGGTTCTGACGTCCTGTACCCCCTATGTTCCCTACCGCACGGGAGAGCTTTTCCGCTCCGGTGCGGTGACGGACACCGGGGTAATCTGGACGGCGGATCATGCCAGAAAATGCTACTACGCCAAGCGTCCCTTTTCCCGCTCCGTTCATCCTCTGGCGCAGGCCGGATGGTTCGAGGCGGCAAAGGCGGCGGATCTGGCGCTGTGGTGTGAAACGGCTGCCCGGGCTGTGACGAAAAACGAGGTATAAACATTTATGGAAGAAAAAAGCATACTCAAAGCATTGTGTACTTTACTCAACACCTGGGAAGACCGTCCGTCGGATTTTCTGCCGGAAACGGAGGGGAATGTACCGGGTGGGGTGATTACCGCCCTTTCCGCCGGCCGTCAGATCCGCAAATACATAGACGGCTCCTACACCGCCCGTTTTCCCTTTGCGGTATCCATGTACACGGACGGCACCTCTCCCATCGGCAAGCTGGCGGTTCTGGGCCGGTTCGATGTCCTGACCGAATGGTTTGCAGACCATCTGCCGCCGGATGAAAACGGCAGGGTATTCACAAAGATCACCCAGACCACGCTGCCGGCAAAATCCGCAGTATGGGAGGACGGAACGGAGGAATACCGGGCGGGTTTTGTACTGGAATACAATGTTTACGACACCAAACGATAACAGAAAGGAATCATTATGGCTGAAACATCCATTGTCAACCGTGCCGCCAGACGGCATTACATGAATATCGGTACCGCCGGCGCACCTGTATGGAGTCTCATCGGCGAAGGGTTCACGGATTTTACCGAATCCAAGAACGCGGTAAGCTACCAGAGACGCTACATCCACGAGGCTTCCAAGCGTACGGACGTTACCGGCTATGCGCCCACCGTCGACTACGAATTTGAGGTATACAGCAGCAATCCCGTGATCGAGAAGCTCCGCGCCATTACCGATTACGAACGCACGGGAGAGGAGGCGCAGGTGGAGATCTGTACCGTGGATCTGTTCGATGAAACCGGTACATCCGGCATCTGCAGAGCACGCCGCCGCACCTATTCCGTCATCCCCGACGAATGCGGCGCAGGTACGGATACTCTGCTCTACACCGGTACGCTCAAGTCCGTTTCCGACGGCGTATCCGGTACCTTTGTTCTGTCCACCTCCACCTTCACGGAGGCGTAAGATGAACGAAGAAAACAACATGATTTTCTCCGATGCGGAGGAAACGGAAGTACAGTATAAAAATCCCACGGCCGGGAAGGTCATGAAGTGGGTGGATTTCGCCCTGCAGCTCTGCAGACTGCTCAAGTCCATCCTGTCCAAGATCTTTCTCTGGCTGGAAAAGTGGGAATCGGATATCGAAAAACGAAACACGGTTTCTTAAACGATACGGTACGGGATACGGGAGAAGCTTTTCAGGGTTTCTCCCGCAGACCCCGGCCGGGAAAGGATATGGAATGAACAAAAACTGGCATTACAACAACACGGATTACTGGTTTGACATCAGCGAGGAAGGCTGTATGTTCCGCCTGACGGAGGCGCTGATCCACATGGAAAGAAAACCGGCGGAGGAAAATCTTACGCCTGCGGGAAAGATCGCCGCTCAGTGCGAGGACATCCGCCGTTTCTTCAATGTACTCTTCGACGAGGAATCCGCCGGGGAGATCTGCGGGCTTCTGAAAAGTGCGGAAAGCCACACCAGAGCCTTTGTCTCCTTCGTCACCTTTGTGGAAGCCCAGATGCAGGCCATGGTGGACATCCGTATGGAAGCGGAACAGCGTTTCCGTGAACGTGCGCTGGCGATCCATCTGAGCCGTTCTCCCATTGCGGACGGAGCAGGCGCATGAAGGGACGCACTTCCGTTCTGACCCATCCCCTGCCGGATGCGGTATTTGTGGACGGGGTCAGAATACCCATCCGTACCGATTACAGAACGGGAATCCTGTTCGGGGAACTGGCGAAGGATGAGGATCTGGACGATCTCTCCCGGATGAAGCTGGGGCTGTGGCTGTACTGCGGCGACAGGCTGCCCGATGTGGATCTGCACCGCCTCTTTGATGCCTTACTGGCCTTTTACAGAGGAGAGATGTCCCCGGATACCGTCGAAAATGCCCCGTCCTCCGGCAATGCACCGAAAGGCGGGGTGTTTGATTTTGTATGGGACGGGGACCTGATCTACGGGGCTTTTCTGCAGGTGTACCGTATGGATCTGACCCAATGTGAGCTGCACTGGTGGAAATTCTTAGCCCTGCTGACCGCCCTGCCCCCGGACTGTCCCTTCATGCGTACCGCCGCCCTGCGCTGCATGGACATAAGCGGGATCAAGGATGAGGAAACGCGCAGAAAATTACGGCGTGCCAAAGCATCGGTACGCATCAGAAACACCAAGAAAACAAACAAAGAAACGGAGGAATCTATATGGCAGACGGATCGGTAATCATTGAAGCCGCTCTGGATACGGAACAGTTTACGGCACAGATCGGCACGCTGGAAACAGAGCTTTCCGCTTTGTCTTCCCGACTGCAGGCCGGTGTACAGACCGCGGTTGCTTCTGCGGGGGTGGATGCGGGCATGCTGCTGGTCATCTCCGCCGTCATTTCCGCTATGGAAACCATGACCGCGAGAGTGTATGAGCAGAGTGCATCTGCCGCCCATGGTGCCGTTCTCGCTTTTTCATCCGCCGACTGGCAGGGTGCGGGCGGAAACGGAGCATCGGGCATCACATCCGGCTTCACCGAGCGGATCGCTTCCCTGACACACATCGCCCAGGCCACCGCCGACAGGGTACGGAATCTCTTTTCCGGCGGATGGGTTTCCGTGGGTGCGTCCATCAGCGAAGGGATCGCATCCGGCATCATGGCTTCTGCGGGGGCCATCATCGCCGCAGTACGTTCGGTTTCCGCCCAGACCCTGGCGGAGACGAAAAAGGTATACGAAATCTCCTCTCCCTCGAAGCTGATGAAGGATGAGGTGGGGGTCATGCTGTCCCGTGGGATTGCGGAAGGTATTCTCGACGGCAGCCGGTATATTGAAGAGGCTCTGGCCGGTGTGGGTCAGCGCAGTGTACTGACGGACAATACAGGAAGCGGGGCAGGTACGGGCGGACAGGTGGTACAGCATATCTACCTGCGCGAAAACGACACTTCCCCCTACGCCACCGCCCGTGCCATCCGCAGGGAAAGCGAAGCCTTGCTGCGTATTTAAGGAGGTATATTTTGACAAACACACATTATGAGATCCGCCTGTCCGGGAAGGATGTGACGCTGACGGCTTCTTCCTCGGCGGATGCGGATCTGCACATTCTGGAGGAGGGGTTGGAGGGATTCGGCATCACGGCGCTTTCGGTGGAGACCAAGGCATATGCGGGTCTTCCCGGCGGGCATCCGGTGAGCAGGCGCTTCGGGGAGCGGTATCTGGCCATTCACGCTGAGGTAAACGCCGCATCCCCTGAGGAGGAACACGCCATCCGACGCCGGATCATAAGGCTTATGAACCCCCTTTCCGAAATCGAGATGCGGATCAGAATCCACGGCGTGTCCCGTCTGATCACCGTCATTCCCCACGACACGCCCAAGCTGGCCAAGGATACCCTGTTCTCTCCCCTGCAGGTAAGTCTGACCTTCATCGCCCCCGATCCCTTCTACCGGGATGCCGAGGAATTGTCCTTTTCCTTCCGTCAGACCGTGCCCCTTATGGCCTTCCCGCTGAATTTCATGGAAGAAACCGGCATGACCACGGGGTATCTCCGCAGTACGGACACGACCGAGGTGTACAATCCGGGGGATGCGGCCTGCGGGATGACGGCGGTACTGACAGCAGACGGCGGGATGGTGGAAAATCCGGTTCTGGCCTGCGGGGACAGGTACATACGTCTGCTCACCGTTCTGCAGGATGGAGACACGGCGGAGATCGACACACGTCCGCGCCGCAAAAATGTACTGCTGAACGGCGAGAGACATTTTGTATTCGACCGCACCAGCGATTTCTTCCTGCTGGAACCCGGCGAAAACAAAATCACCGTTTCGGCGGACAGCGGCGGGGAATTTCTCTCCGTCAGCCTGTACTGCACGCCCTTATACTTCGGTTTATAAGGAGGAAATATGGAAATTTATTTTCTCGACAGAAATTTTGCCGTACTGAATACGCCTCTGGACACCATGGTTTCCGTGGTCTGGTCCCTGCGGTATTATTCCTGCGGCACCTTTACGGTGGTCTTCCCCGGATGCGACAGCGCGGTGGCGGAGATCGCTTCTGCGGCGGTGTATCTGTGCGACAGACTGCACTGCGGACGGATCGAATATGTTTCCGTTACGGGGGACGGGATCGAGCTGCGGGGACGGATGCTTGAATGTCTGCTCTCCGACCGGCTGCTTCCGAGAAATGTGACGTACACGGGTTCTCTGACCGATGCGGTACTGGAAGCGGTCAGAGACACGGCGGGAGATCTTCCCGTGGATATTGACCCCGAGCAGCCGATAATGGATACGGAGGCAGCCTTTTCCGGCAGCCGTGAGCCTCTCGGGGAATGGCTGTACGAAATGCTGAGGCCTTACGGTATGTCCTTCTCGGTGACGTATGACGGGACTGCTCAGCGTGGGGTTTTCCGGCTGATCCGGGGTATTGACCGTTCCTTTGACGGGGACGGAGAAGCGGAGAAGGCGGTTTTTTCGGAGGAATTCGGGAATATTGCCTCGCTCACCTTTGAGAAGGAATGCGGCAATGTATACAACCGGATTTACATAGAAGGCGGGGACGGTACGGTGGTGACGGCGGAAAACATCGCGGACGGGGATGACATACGGGAAATATACCGTAAGGCGGCGGATCTGAAGGAAGCGGATTTCGCCGACAGAGATGCCTACCTCGCCGCCCTTTCCGCCAGAGGCCTGCAGATACTCCGGGAATACACGCCCCTTATCCGTCTGGACTGTACAGCGGAGGGGGATGCCCAGCCCCGGTACGGTACGGGATACGGTCTGGGAGATATCTGCGAGATCCGTTCCGATGTACTGGGTGTGCGTGCCCATACACAGCTGACGGGACTGGATATTGTATACGAAAACGGCGTGGAACAGCTGTATCCCCTCTTCGGCGACGAGATCCGGGATATACGCCGTCTGATCGACAAACTGAACAAATAATACGGAGGTTTTATTATGAACACAACCATTCAAGTAAACGGGGGCATGTTCGATTCCACATCCGTTGTGGAAACCGTGGACGGATTCCCCCGGGGCAACAAAGCGGTGGATGCGGCCTTTTTCGCACAGATGATGCGCTGTTTCTACGCGGACGGCATCATCCGACCCGGTGATGGTGCCTTTGCCGTATCTCCCGGAAACGGGACCTCTCTGCAGGTATCTCCCGGATGTGCGTGGATTCTCGGGCATATGGCGTGGCTGAAGGAAGCGGCCACTCTGCCCCTCTCTCCCGACCACACCTACACCGTCTGCCTCAGACTCCATCCCGCCGCCGGGTATTTCACTCTGGAATCCGTCGAGGATGATACATCCCTGCCGAGAAGAGACGGCGAAGCATGGGATCTGGTGCTGGCAAAGGTTACTCTTGCCGCCGATGCGGGAGCGGTAACGGAAGCCATGATCACCGATACCCGCATGGACAAAACCCTCTGCGGACCCGTGGTGGGTGCGGCGGACAGTCTGGACAATGTATCCTATGCCATAAGCAGCGGTGCGGTGGGCGGACTGACGGCCGATGACCTTCTGCCGAAATCCGGCGGGGTCATGACCGGCATCCTGCAGGCCGCAAACGACACCACCGGTGCATCCGCGGTACGCAACATCCGCTACGGGTACACGCTGCCCGATTCTCTGGCGGAAGGGGAAATTTTCCTGCTGCTGGCGGACAGATAA